TAACAATCAGTCTAATTGACGAAACAAGTTTAAAAGTATATTTTGGACAAAACATCTCCGGAGAGATGGACCGCGAACAACGCCAAGATTGGTACCTATTTTTACGCAACCTAAGACAATTTGCCAAACGCAATCTATTAACATTTGATACACGTGATATCAACAAATCCAATTTAAACCTACAAGACGTTAAACAACAAGCTCGAGTAGATGACGTAGCCACAGCAGACGATGTTCAAGTTACTGAAAGCAAACTATACGGCACTAGTCGTAACAGTTATGCTGATATGGGCGAATGTCGTTTGTTGATCAAACACGATGGCCTAGTAAGTGATGAAAAGCACGGCGACCGATCACGAAAAATTAGAGAAATCTTTATTGAAAAATCAAATGGCGAACGTTTGTTATGTCCTACTAAAAATTTACACGCAGCTAGAGCACTAGCTCAAAACGTTGCACACGGCGGAAACATGTTTGATGAGTGTGCTACCCATATTTTAGATATTGTAAACGAAATGTCTGCTATGCAACACTTTGTTCGTAGTACAAAAACTCGTCAATTTGAAGATGCAGAAACAGCAGAAATGACGCATAGTGCAGTAGCTCATTATGATTCATTGAAAAGAAAACTGCGTCAAATGCGCGGCGCACGTGGCTACCGTGAATACTTTGAAACATACACTCCAGAAAATGCTATTGCAGATGATGTTGATGTAGACGCACTACGTGAACGATTTGTTAAAAAAGTGTACGATGATCGCTTTACTGATGCATTACCATATGTGTATCGTGCTCATAAAAAGCAAAAAGAATCTGTCAGCGATGCAGGTGCAGAATTAGAAGAATGGGCAGATGGCGTTACTGAATCTACATGGGCACGTCCCGACAACAGCGATAAAGTTACAGCATTGCAAGAGTTACTAAAGTCGCCTGTCATGTGCGGCATTGATGGAATTGATGCTAAGTCTAAGATTGAACCAATTATTGGCGACGATGGCCTAAATGACACAATCGAAAGAATGGCTCAGGATCAAGGTCCCGACGCAGATGCTACAGTTGCAATCAAAACTTGGTTAAGCCAAAATATGCCAGAATTATTAGGGCAAATCCAAATTGGTGATAATAACGGCAGAGATGCTCAAACTAATTTTGCACAACCGGTTAGCCCGCAAGCAGCAGTTGGCGATGAGTACGGTGCACCCCCGACCGCTACTCAAAACAATTCAAACATAACTTACGAAAATTCAGATCCGTTAAACTTTATTAGAAGTTTAGCCGGTTTGGTAAAATAATTTAAAAATACGTTTGACTTCATAAATAACATTGTTATATACTAGCAGGGTGCTAGTAAATATCTAGGCATGTAGTACTTAAGACCATCTTTTAAAGGAAAATTATCATGGCAACATTAGCAGAAATTCGCGCAAAGTTACAAGCAACAGAAGGTAACAGAGGCGGTAACAAACAATCAGGTGGCGACAACGCTATCTATCCACATTGGAACATCGCAGAGGGCTCAACGGCTCGCGTTCGCTTCCTACCAGACGGTAATACAAAAAATAGTTTCTTTTGGGCAGAACGTGCAATGATTCGTTTACCATTTGCTGGCATTAAAGGTCAAGCAGATAGTAAGCCTGTTGTAATTCAAGTTCCATGCATGGAAATGTACGGCGCAGCATGTCCAATTCTTGCTGAGGTTCGTCCTTGGTTTAAAGATCCTTCCCTAGAGGAAATGGGTCGTAAGTATTGGAAGAAGAAGAGTTATGTATTCAACGGCTTTGTACGTGAAAACGCATTGTCAGACGACAAGACTCCAGCAAACCCAATCCGTCGCTTTACTATTAGTCCACAAATCTTTAATATCATTAAAGCGGCTCTAATGGATCCAGAAATGGAAGAATTGCCAACAGACTTGCAACGTGGTTTGGATTTCCAAATCATCAAAACAAGTAAAGGTGGCTATGCAGACTACTCAACAAGTAAGTGGGCTCGCAAGGAATCTGCATTAACAGCAGAGGAACAAGCGGCAATTGATGAGCATGGTTTGTTTAACTTGTCAGACTTCTTGCCAAAACAACCAACTGAAGCAGACCTTAAAGTAATTAAGGAAATGTTTGAAGCATCAGTTGATGGCCAGCCATATGATGGTGACAAATGGGGTGCTTACTACAAGCCGTATGGTTTAGAAACACCTAATGCGGCTCCTAAAGCAGAATCTGCAGATGCGTCAGCTACACCAGCAAGTGCACCTGCTCCTGTAACAGCTAGTCCGTTTGTTGGTGATGAAGAAGATGAAGTACCAGCTCCTACTGCTCCAGTAGAAGCGGCTAAACCTGCTGCTAGTGTTAAAGCAGAAGATATTTTAGCACAAATCCGTAATCGTCAGAAACAGTAATGAAATTAACAGTTGTATTGGGCGCCTCTTCGGAGGTGTCTTTCAACATCTTATTAAACGATAATGACTTTGTCCGTAAATGGGTAGAGGAATTGCGTTGGTGTATGGCCAACTGCGACATTAACCAACAAGAAGCATTTCTGTCACTAATATCATTGGAAGATTCAGTTAATATATTAAACGATGCATGTTTAGTTATAAATCGCTATCTTAAGAATTTCATAGAAATTCGAGAAGATGTAATTAATCAACCGCAAGAATATTTCAATTATTTACATAGTAAATTTGAACTGTTAAGCGGCGGATTTGGTACACCTACTCGGATATTTGCTACTGCAAATACAGAATTAAAAACTTCTATACGAAATTTAAATTTGTTTATACATAGAGTAGAGACAAAAAGGAAAGGCTATCCATCGCTGTATATTAATTTTAATAAAGATCAATATAGACGTAAAGATTTAGCCGAGTTAGATTACAACAACTTTGAATTTAACTGCCCGCCGGGTACGTTGTTTTTACATTATGCAGAATTAGGCAAAGAGTTCGTTGACTTGTACGAAGATGGCCTTCCAGTAGATTACATTGGATTTTCAAATAGTTATCACTATAGCGGTGAGTGCTATTTAATGATGGATGAGTATAATCCAATGGGCGATCGGGGATATTATAACTGGTTAGTTAACCAAGGCATAGATCCGTATAATAAACGCCTGGGGCACGGTAAAATCCCACTGGGAACAGTTGATGATGTTGTTGATGTAAGGAATAAATTAACCAAGTATCAATATGTTAACAGTATAACAATAAATGAATAATATAAACTCAATTGGCTTTGCACTTGATCCTGCTAATGTACCGAGTTTTTTATTAGACTGGGAAGTTACTAAACTATGTAATCTAGATTGCACCTATTGCGGCAGCGGACTAGAAGCCGGCCACGACAATAGCACCAAACATCCACCGCTGGATGAATGTTTACGTACAATTGATTTCATGTACGAATACGTTGATCAATATATGAAGTACAAAAAAGAATCGCAACGAAAAGTAGTATTAAACGTATACGGCGGTGAAAGTTTATTTCATCCAGATATTGTTACAATACTAGAAGCTGTCAGGACTAAGTACGAACAATATAAGGACAACTGGTATTTAACAGTTACTTGTACCACCAATGGAGTAGTGGGACAAAATCAATGGGCTCGAGTAGTACCATTAGTGGATGAGTTTACTGTGAGTTACCATGCAGAAAATTTACCTAAGCAAAAGCAACAATTTATGAATAATATTTTGTATTTAAAAGAACAAAACAAACGATTTAAATGTGTTGTGATGATGCATAATCATCCAGATCTATTTGCCGATGCAGAAAGCATTGCAGAATTTTGCAAATTACACGATGTACGATATGTTAATAAACCGCTGGATAATATTGAACCAGAATGGGCATATACTCAAGACCAATTTACTAAACTAAAAACTTTTTGGATTAGTAAAGTACCTACTACCCAAAAATTAGAATATATAGACAAAATTGAGCTGGTTGGCAATAAAAAAACAGTTCAGAGCATAGATGAAGGCCGTGCATGTTGCGGAGGACGCAAGTTAAGTCTAAACGGAGATTTAAAATCTAGTGTCAGTTTTATACCACAGCAAGGTTTTAAGGGATGGTCGTGTAGTGTAAATTGGTTTTTCCTTTTTGTGCGGCAGTACGATGGGGCAGTATTTACTAATAAAGATTGCCAGATGAGTACTACAGGTAAGCATGAACCGCTAGGAAATCTACGCAATTCGGATGTAATTATTGATACGCTAAAGTCTCAATTTGAAACAGGCTCAATGCCAGTTATAGTATGCCAGAAAGCAGTATGTATATGCGGGTTCTGTGCACCAAAAGCAAAAAGCAGAACAGATTTTATGGATTTAATTAAGAGAAACGTCCCGGTTGACGTTTTTCAAAAAGAGTGTTAAAGTAGCAAATAAGTATTTTAAAATATTATCAAGGAAACCCCATCATGGCAACTAAACCATTCGACGTATCAAAGTTTCGCAAAAGCATTACAAAAAGCATTGACGGTATTTCCGTTGGCTTTAATGATCCTACAGATTGGATTTCAACTAACAACTATGCATTGAACTATCTTATTTCCGGTGACTTTAACAAGGGTGTTCCCTTAGGCAAGGTCACTGTATTTGCCGGGGAATCTGGCGCAGGTAAATCATTTATCTGTTCGGGTAACTTGGTAGCCAATGCACAAAAGGATGGCATCTATGTTATCTTGATCGACTCAGAAAACGCACTTGACGAAAAGTGGTTACATGCACTTAATGTTGACACCAGCGAAGATAAGTTACTTAAACTTAACATGGCCATGATCGATGACGTGGCTAAGATGGTTAGCGAGTTTGTTAAAGAATACAAAGCAATGCCAGAAGATCAACGTCCTAAAGTATTATTTGTAGTTGATTCTTTAGGCATGTTACTTACACCTACAGACGTTAATCAATTTGAAGCAGGCGATATGAAAGGTGACATGGGTCGTAAACCTAAGGCACTTGCATCGTTAGTTCGCAACTGTGTAAACATGTTTGGTAATTTAAACTTAGGTCTAGTTTGTACAGCACATACCTACGCAAGTCAGGATATGTTTGATCCTGATGACAAGATCTCCGGTGGACAGGGTTTTATCTATGCTAGTTCTATCGTTGTGGCTATGCGTAAGCTCAAGTTAAAAGAAGACGAAGATGGTAACAAGGTGTCAGAAGTAAATGGCATCCGCGCCGCTTGTAAGATTATGAAAACACGCTACGCCAAACCGTTTGAATCGGTACAAGTTAAGATTCCTTACGAAACTGGAATGAATCCTTACTCAGGCCTGTTTGACATGTTTGAAGGCAAGGAATTGCTAAAGAAAGAAGGCAATAGCTCGGTATATACATTGTCAGATGGCACAGTTATTAAGAAGTTCCGCAAAGCATGGGAACGCAACGATGACAACTGTCTTGATAAAGTAATGGCTGACTATACAGCTAACCCACACCAGAAAGTTATTCCGGTAGTAGAAGTAGTTAACGAAGAAACTGGCGAAATTACAGCAGAGGAAACAGCAGAATGAGCATGGACGTAGAGGTATTAATCGAAGCGTATACTATTTTAAAACAGTATATTCCTGCAAAAGATCGACAAGAGGCTGTTGATAACCTAATGAGTGTTATGGTTGACATGCTCAGTGATGAGGAGTTGGCTAACTTTGGTGGCACTGATGGTACTACCAAAAAGGCACTTAAAGAATACTCGACAGACGACGATCTTAATGAGGACGACGGAGACGAGTACTAATCTGTGTGGTATAATCGAGTAGTATCTAATCTAGGAGAAATTCCCGACTTTATAAATTACTATGAAGGGGAATTAATCTCTGCACGAGCAGACGTTAAGATACACGGCAAGATTGAGAAGGAACTTAGCAACCTGCCGGG